AAAAATAAAAGAAGAAATGTCCAAACCGTTTCCAGCTATCCCTACTAAGCTTTAACTACCTCCGTCAGCTCTACCTGTTACATCCTTGACTCGTTTTTCAGTTGCCTCTCAACAACCAAGTCCCTCAAGCGTGGGTATCCTGTTTGATCCTCTTTCTTCTCATAATAGTAACTGTAAATTTCGCGAATTTTTTTGAAATGTTTCCCACGGGATTCCAATGGGTGGTTCCCCGTTAGCCACGCTAAATATAAAAGAGAAAAGAGCCTCAGCTATTTCTAGCCAAGACTCTTAAGTTTTAAAGTCTGTCAATTATGTTTCCATCGACATTAAAGTCTATAAGTATACAAGCTGATTCATCTGTTTCATCGTATATAAATCGAACAAAGTTATCACCTATTTCATTATGTTCTTCAAATATCCAACCAACGATACAACTATCTTTTGTAATAGGAATACCTAGCATCTCATATACATCTCTGAGAAATAGATATCCTCTACATTTTAAAAGATCATTGCAATATGTTTGCTGTATCTTTAAGAACATAATGTTACACTTTAGATCCTTTGTCCAACCTTTACATGAGGCATCAAAAAATCTTGCATATTGACTATGTGCTTTTAACATAAATATCACTCCTTTCATAAAGGAGAATGTATATTTCGCGTGACCCCTAGCGATAACTAGGAAAAGTGTTTCATTGGCAGAAAGAATTTACCAATAAAGAGGAGCCGTAATATCAAGATATACGGTGATCATGCGCATAAATTTACGATGATCTGTTCCAGCATTGCGAAGACGCATCATTAAGTCGTGGTCGTTAGGGCCAATATCCAATTTACTGTCGGACATATATTTATACGGTGTAATCAAAGATCGATCATCAGAGAATTTAGTTCTCCAAGTAGTATCACATTTTCCCCAAGAATTCATCGGATTACGCATGCCTCTGATGGCTGCCTCCCAACCCATAACGTCAACGTTTTCAATTTTCAGCATCTTCGTTCTCCTTCTTTACACCAAGCCTGTTGAGGTTGAGTAAACGTTCATTAAATTCTATTATCTCGTCATTATTTTTGAGTATTTTCTTATTAAATTCCATTAACTTTTCGTTAAATTTGTTAATCTTGCTAGCCATAAACAACACTTCTTCATTCTTAGCCAACACTTCGTCATTCTTAGCCAACACTTTGTTACACAGATCAATAAGGTTATTATAGCTCTCCCTATCTACAATTTTAAACTTAAACATACTTGTTCTCCTTTCAGTATGAAATTGGTTTTTCTTAAATGATAGGCCTGTTATCCGACTCTTTATTAATAATCTTTACCTTATATCCAAGTTCTTTCTCAATTTCATCGAGAGTCATTTCTCGAGAAGCATACTCTGTGATAATATCAAAGCAACAGCCCGGCTCTTTAACACCTCTCTCTATCGCAAGATCGCAAATAGAATCGTGTAGAGGCATTGAGTCGCTACAATTTATATAAGGAATCTCTGATAAACTTCTAGTTATCTTTGATCCAGTTTGTGAATAAGGTTGCAGTCTACTAATATACGGCAAACCTCTCTGTTGAAATGGTATTGCAGCTTTAGGAATTATAGCCGTATGCTTATTTCCCTTCTCATCTTCGTACTTATAGACTAACTTAAGATACCAGAACCCATCCTCCTTAAAAGGAACAATACTAGAAAGCTCAGCGTTAATTCTATTCATCAAATATCAAATCCTTTCTCTAATTTAATAAATATGCCGTATTCACCGTTATCTGTAGCAAGAGTTTTGTCCATAAAAAGAGCTGCAATATCTTCTGCCGAAAGCTCAATTGTAGTATTTCCCCAGCATGACTCGTTCGATTTTATTTCGTCTTCGTTATTACAAATAATTACTTTATTAGCCATTATTTTTATTCTCCTCACTACGTTTAAGATATTTATAAAGAACCTCACACTTGGAGCAGTTATTACATTTTACGATGGTGTCACCAATAAAACCATGTGGTCCGTTATCAACGTATAATAATTCAGGTCGAGCTGTTACACAAGGCTCAAATTCCATGCAGTTCTGGCAATACTCACATACATCAAGTTTAATCATTTTTGTTCTCCTTTTTAAAACACTGAACTACAAAGTTCGCTCCTACAAACATTTCTCCATCTTCCATTCTTTCTAGAATATCAATAAATCTCTGACCAGAAACATTTTCTTTGTTAGTCAAAGTCATCCTAGCTGACGCGATAGCAGGATTAGAATAAGGTGTGCTACGATGATTAATTGTTAACATGTACATAGTTAGTTCTCCTTTTTCTCCTGAGTTGCAAAATGCTTAACAATTGTTTCATATCGTTTTTCTTTGGCGATTTTATAGATCGTTTCTAATTCTTCAAAGGTAAGAGTTACTGATAAAGAGTTTATAAATTTTGCTTTCTCAGTTGAGTCATCATATTTACAGATATCAATCGTGATACCTTTCGCCCAACTGGTGCCCAATACCTCTTGCCAAAGTAGAATGTCGTTGAACGAAATAGCTATGTCATTTGAGATGTGCTTATGCGAATAGACTTCGGCTTTTTCTTTGAGCAAGCCTGTCCATCCAACACTAGGCATACTGGATGTTTTCCATCCAAACTTTCTTCTGAGTTTGTCCTGCTGACTCTTTCTCTTCTTGGTCATTTTCATTTTTAGTTCTCCTTTCATTTTTAGAAAATCAAAAGAAGGAGCCTAAGCCCCTTCAATTTCAAATTTTGGATCAATGATTCCATCTTTTGCTTCTACTACATAATAGTATAATACTTTTCCATCGTTAACTAAAACCAATTTGCGTTTTATGATGCTTCCACCACATTCTGCTAATTTGGTTTCAAAATAACTAGCTACATCTTTTGCAACATAAGCATAATATTTCTTCATGATGATCCACCATCCTTTCATAAAAGACGGTGAAATTTTCGCGAGGTAGCGTTCAAATATATTTCTCAAATTTCGGTTTGATTCTGTTCAACAGAATACGACTAATCTGAGATTGCGAAACGCCCAATATTCTTCCAATTTCTTTCTGGTTATATCCATTCATACGTAAGTATACGATTTTCTTTTCGTTTAAACTAAGAGAATTCCAGAATCCGTCCCAATCAATATACTCTATATCGTCCGTTCCAATAATAGTTTCACCAAACGAAACATCGTCCGTATTTTTTAGAATCTCATCAATACTTCTTGGAGGAATATCAAGATGGCGACGTTTTGCATTCTGAATTCTAAGATGATGTAAGATTTCATTTTTAATACATAGACAAGCGTACGTAGAGAATTTAGCAGCATGCAAATCGTATCTTTTGCAAGCTTTCCATAATCCGATAGCCCCAATTTGTCTTATGTCTTCATCGAAATAATACATAGGAAAACGCGTTTTCAGTACATGATAAATTAGATTCTCATTCTCGATAAATAATTCTTCCATATAAGTCCTCTCCTAGAAAAAGAAGAGGAGCCCCTGTTAGAGCTCCTCCGTTTCAGAGATAGTCGATAGTCCTTCTTGTAGAATATCAATCAACGATTGTACGTCTTCTGGACCAAAATCCAAGCGTTGCGTAATGAGACGCATTTCTCCAGCTTTCGTTGGAGACCACATATTCATCTCGATAACCACAAGTTTTTGTTCCTCGTTGACATAGACGTTTAATACTTCACCAGACATTTTAACATCCTCCTTTCATATTAGAGAATGTTTTCGACGCGAATCAAATATACACAATGGCTTCGTACGTATTCTCTTCAACCATTTCATAGATAGAGAACTTTCTTACACGACAGTCAAGCTTCTCATGATTAGGATCAATGTCTTTGGCAGGACCTCTGTAGATTTCATTACCTTCTAAATCGAGGATCAACAGAACATTCTTTTTATTTGAGAAACCAAACATGTTGACGAAAATATCAATTAGTGTCCTAAGATCTTCCATCAGCGTTGACCCCCCTTAAAGCAATGGTATTGGACTTCTCCATATAGTAGTCACATGTGACCTTTAAATTAAGACCTCGTAATTCGGAGATTTTTAGAATCTTTCCGTCAGAGCCTTTCATTTCGAGATTGGAAGTTTTTTCTCGAAGTTCTTTGAATGACGGTTTCAGTTCACAAATATCAAAGTGTATACAATTTTCGCAAGGAGAACGTTTTTCAATAGGAATGAAAGGGCTTACTTTACCGGCATTTGTAATCATAGTATTCCCGCTCCTTTTCTCTGAAATCTTCTTCTTTCATGCTTTCCTTGATCATACGTTTCGCATTAGCGCGTTCGTACTTGTTGGTCTGTTCTTTGGACTGATAAAGTCGTTTATTATCTTTTTTCATATTATGTCTCCAAACCATTCATTAGAATTATTTTGATGATACGAGTTTCTGGTAATAAGATTCTTTATTCCAGCATTAATTATCAATCGAGAGCATATATCGCAAGGACATACACTTTCGTCCGTAATCTCTGTTCCAGTATTTGGATCCCAGCACGACAGATACATCGTTGAATCAATCATGTCTTTCCTAGCAGCAGATATAATACAGTTTTGCTCAGCATGCACCGATTTGCATAATTCATAATTTGATCCGTGCGGAATTTTATGAATCATTCGATAGCAACTTCCAACATCTGTACAATTCTTACTTCCTCTGGGAGCGCCGTTATATCCGGTAGCAATGATCTCGTCATTTTTGACAATAATAGCACCATAACAACGACGAAGACATGTAGAACGTTTTGCTACTGCGAGAGCAATATCAAGATAATATTCTTCTTTACTTATTCGCATTTGCACATCTCTTGTGTCCTAAGTTCTTCTTCATTGATCCCTATACAATAGATGAAACGAACGTAATTGATTATGTCCTGGCACTTTTCGAGAAGATCTTCTTTGTCACAAAAATCGTTTCTCATAACTTTGTCACGAAGAGCTGTCAAGTGTTTGGTCATATAACCCCAACAAGTTTGCGCAGCAGTTCCACCTGAAATTTGGGCTCCAGACTCGAAATTATGAAGAGGATTATTGTACATAGAGTACAATCGATTCTTCTTCTTCAAAGTCTTCAGGGAATTTCCCTCGAGTTCGTCCAGAACTTCTTCAAATCGTTCAACAGTCATTTTTTGCCTCCTTGTAATAAATAGGTTTGTGAGATTCATAGTTGCATGGACTAGCGAGACAATCGTTACAGGGATCGTCTCCCTCGTCCAAGTTCTTGTATTTGCAGGTTTTACAATACTGATCATAATAAACTTCTTTTGTGACTAAATTCATTTAATAACCTTCTTTCTGTGATGAGATTCTACTGAATTGTATCGATTGCGTTTGCATACTTCTTGAAAGATTGCGGGACCTGAGAGTGTTGTATACATAAGAATGGTGTTTCCGTAAAAGAAACATTTTAATGAATTGAACTGGTCCAGATAGCGTTTACGAGCATCAACGTCATCGGTAGAATTTAGATTCTTGATTACTTTGTCGAGATCCTGAACAGCTTGTAGTATGACCGCAGTTCCAAGCTCAGTCCAAGGAGTGATAGGCGTTTTGTGATTTTCGTGCGCTCGAATCTTGTCAGCGTTAATAGTTTTTATTGGTCTGACCATTTGTCTTATTCCTTTCTTCATATGTAGGTCCGAAAATACAGCTCGTTGGTATGGTCCATTCCATTACTTTCCCGCATCGAATACATTTGTTCTTATAATGATATAGACCAGTTTCTTCCCAGCAATTCAAATATCGGTCATTGAATCGATGTCCGCCGAGAATTTTGCATAATATCGGGTGCAAGTTTGTATCCTTTCTCAAGATCGTCCATAAACGCTCTCGCATTGAAATCTTTCTTATCATTTAGACATTTACGTATACGAATATCAATAGGACTTTTAGATTGTAGATAGTAGTAGTAAAGATCCTTGTATGGAGTATTCATTCGATCAATACGTCCAGCGGCTTGAGTCATTATTTTGTATGAATGATTCAACGAATAGAATATAATAGTATCAGTTCGTATACAGTTCCATCCTTCTGCGCCTGCAGTATATTGAACTAAATATACCCATTTATCTCCACTTGGAACCTCCTGATGTTTATGACCATTCCATTCAGCAACAACAAAATCTTCTCCGTAGTATAGATTTCTAAGAATATCAAGTTCATAGTCGAAATTGTAGAAAAGTATGATTCTAGGATGATCCTCGACTAATTCTAATAATTTAAGAATTCTAGACTCGTCCTTATTCACAACTTTTCTCAATGCGATTCCTATCTCGGAAGCTGTCTTGAACGGTTCTCCTGTTTCGGGATTCATCTTTGTTTTGATTATGTTCCAAAATTCACGTTTGTCATAATCAGCATAAATATCATAGCGATGATAGCGAACGTCTCGTTGGTTCTTCATTTGAATCAGTATATTCTTTCTAAGTCTCAGAAGTCGTCCAGTATTTATATACCTATCTATTATTGGATAAGGCTGTTTACCGTATCGCAACACAATATGTTCTCTATAGAATTCGGATCTATTTTTATAAAATCCGTTTGCAATAAACACCGGAATATAATCTTTCCAAGAATCTCCTGGAGTTGCTGTTAACAGAATCCAACGATTTTTCTTGGTTATACTGATAAACGATTTTACCCAAACTCCAGAACCAACAACTCTTTGCTCGTCGAATATAAAGAATGCATCACGAACGTCCGTATACTTCTTAATATTGTTCCAGGAATCTATAACTACCGTATTCCCATACATATTCTCATTTGGGGATAACATGAACGGAATCATTTCTTCTTCCCATTCGTGTGTATCTCTTTTGAGAGCAGTCGTAATAATGTATAGATCGCACGGCGCTCTAGGAAGTGGTTTATAGTTTTTAGTGTTCAATTCTCCGCCCATCAACTTGTAATAATATGCTAGCGAAGTCCTGCTCTTTCCGCTTCCCACACTTCCGCATAGAATGCATCCATTTTTCATTCTGTCAATAGCTTCAAGCTGATAATCAGCTAAAATAATACCTGCCATAACACCTCAAAAAGATTAAAAGGATCAGGAAATGAATCCCAATCCTTTTTTCAATCAGCATAGATTTAACAACAACCAAAATAGTACAATGCATCCAACCATACAAATACCGTCTTTAATCAGATCAGTGATTAATTTAGTCTTCTCAACGGATGGATCTTGAATAGTCTTTTTAGCCATATTATGAAACCTCCTTCATGATCTCATAATACAAGATGTTTTTTTCGCGATAAAATCCGGGGAGTGATTTGCATCATACAGCGGAGTACCTCCAATCATGAGTTATAGTTGCTTCAATTTTGCCTCTCCCCGGATTATAGGGCGTTCAGAGCAGGAATCGAACCTGCAAATATCAAGCGTTGCCATTTCGCCATCTGAACTCAGAAGAGGGGCATTGCCCCTCAAATATTAACGTTTGAACGTAACAGGTGGAAGCTCGTAGATCTCCTTAAGATAAGAACGAACTTCTTGATCCGTTAAACATCCTATGACATCGTCCGTAATCTTTGTGTCATAGCATAAAGCGCCTAATTTGAGCACCGCCAATTCCCAAAGATTTTTCTCGTGTCCATAAGAAACGCTATGCTTCATAACAGACGCTCCATATTCATTCGGAAATTTGAAGCGATACTGAATACCATCTAAATGACGTCGTTTTTCAACTTGAAACTCAGACCATTCTCCGGAATCCAATGTTAAATTAAACTCAGGATTTAGCGGACTAGTGCAATTCATATTTGTCTCCTTTCGAAATATCAATTAAAAGGGTGCTTCTCCGGGATATTCCATTTCAGCATACTTTGCTGCAAATTCGTCTTCTTCCATGACTACATACATTGTCTTGAGGTATGCGCTGATACCTGATTTGCCATTAATCGTCCATTCATAAGGTGTGATGATGAGATCACAAGACTGAATATCAACGACATCGAGCTCACCAACTGTCTCTTCATCGAGCATTCTCTTCTTTCTGGAAGTCATGAGATAGATCCGAGGAGGAATGTTCTTATAAGAAACTTTGACCTGAATATAAGGACGAGGTTCGTCACCATCATCTCTAGGATTAAGCGTACGAATGTTCCAACCATCTTCCTTCAACTTAGGCGCAATTTCGGGATCAATAAAGACACAGAAATTTCGGTCACCAGCTCTGTTAAAAGCCGTCTGTTCCCCAGAAAAATTCTTAAAGAAAAGGTGTGCATTCTCAATGGCAATAGTTTTACGTTCGTTAGACATTATTAGTTCTCCTTTCAATCGTTTGTAAATAGTTCAAAATCTCCATAAGCGGAGATTGCATCAACTGCTGCGTTCACCAATGCATCGTAATAAGATCTATCAATATCGTCCTCTTTATGGAGTTGTTTTACCATTTCAGATTCCAACCATCGATAACCTTTTGTTCCGACTACGGTGTCGTATTTAATGTTTCCATTTTTGTCAAGGGCTTCACGAACAAGATTTCCACCACCGCATCCCGGTTTCATCGGACAATAAAGACCAACCTTACCAACAAATATCAAGTGATGTTCGTCTGGTGTCTCCTCGTTCATGTCAAGATACATGTTAGTGGTTACCTGTTTCGTTTCACACATATCTTCAAATTCGATCTTTTCTTTTGAGAAAAGCTTTTTGAAGACATACGGAACAGCAAACTGAGTACCAGTAGCAGTCCATTCATTTGCATGCTTTCCGCCTTTGTTTATGACGCCCTGTTCGTTATACTTTGCAATATATACTGCATTGTTAACAAGGCACATCTTAGCGTACGTAGCCTCATGTTCGAACTCGTATCCGTACATTCTTCCGAAATCTTTCACAAACTGAATAATTTCAGGAGTTGCATTTGGTATCTTTATAGAGTCCGTCTTTATGTGCGCTACTGTGAATCCGCGTTCCTGAACTTCATGTTTCAGATTGATCATGAATAGAGCGCCTCTCTTTGCTACAATATTATCAATGTTCCTCTTGTCCCTGAACGGATTGTCGAACTTTGCTGAAGTTAATCCATATACAGAGTTAATTGGTGTCTTTAGAACGTTAGATAAAATATCAGCAATTTCTTCTGAAGTTAAAAACTTCGCGAGAGCGCCATTCATAATCTTTCTTGCCTGTTCGAAGTCCTTGTGCTTAATCAATACTCGAGCTTGCTTCAATTCAGCAAAGCGTTTCGTATATTCATCGCCAAACAAGTTCTCTGCAATTATTGAACTAGGATGCATAGATGCAATATCAAGCAACGCTACGTTCGTATAGATTCCAGGTTCGGCATATACGTAACCACCTTCTCCAACTTCCTCTCCACGATAAGTAGAAACTCCACGTTCAAACTTATATCCAGGAAATACGGGTTGCCCTTTACTATTAAAGACGACATATGAACCAGGTTTAATTGGAATATCATCCTCTGCTAGGTTTCGATAATTGAATTGATCCTGAGGATGTTTGTTGTTCCCGAAAATGATCTTAGTTGTCAGACTATTGGTCGTATCATTAACCGTCATTCCCGCGATGTCAGCAAGTATTTCTCTCGCCGTCCAATCCGCGTTCAAATAATGGAATGCCGCTTCCGTTGCGTCAACGTCATTACAACAATATCCAGCAACCAAAGGCCATTTATCTTCCGGAACAGGCTGATCCCAATCCATTCCAAGTTCCTGATGATGAATTCCCATCTTAATCTCAAGCTTCTTCAAGCTCATCTTATTTGATGCTGATGCGAAGTCATAAATATCAGTGTAACTTAGATTATAAGCCTCTCCGAACATGCCGGCGTTACGTTCTCCAGATATTATTTTCTTCGAAAGTTTATAGATCTGCTCGTTCGTATACCCCATCAATCTTGCATAGAGTATATGATTGTCATAACGACGACAGTTATAACCAACAAGTTTCAATTGGAGAAGTTGCTCTATTTGAGTAGAATCGGGATTGTACAATATGGTTCTCTTATCTCCGGCACCATCAAATTTCCATACAACAAGGAGTAAGTTTGGAAAGACCTCGACGTCATAAAACGCCAACCGATCAGATCCAAATTCTTTATTTTCACTTGGTGTATCCGACTTGAAATGCATCTTTGGTACGAGTTTCATACAATAATCAGACTGATTCGTACTATTCGCTGCAAAGGCGAAGATTGCACTTCTCATGTCAGATACATCATACTTCGAACCATTATTATAGGCTTTTTCAAGTGTGGAATATATGAAGTCTATCGATGGTTTTGTTGCCGGATGATACTCTTTGTTCAGATTTCTTTTGATTATGGTCCTAATAGCTCTTTCGTTAAGAACGCTATCATAATCGATCACCTTTTTATCTCCTTTCAGCGGTAATCCGGACGCAATTGTTGCAATAGGAATATCATTGCATTTTGTGAGCTTTCTTCTTAATGAGCTGTTGCCCTTGAATACTTTGATCTCAATATTATCATCATAGATTCTACTTAATTTTGAAGGATCGCCTTTGTAAATATAATGCAAGTGAATTCCGGCACCACTCTTACTCAATTCAGCATAAGTTTTAGGCCATTTACTTGCTTCTTTAAGATTCTCTTCAAAGTTTTTCGAACCATCCTTACCACGAATATCAAAGTCAATCACAATATGATGAGTATTATCTTCAAACTTTAGATAATGAAGTTTAGATGTGTCGAGATCTTTAAGTTTTGTTCGGACATTCGCCCATTTAAAATTCGGAGTTTCGTCTTCGGTTGCGTATTGTGCCATGCATTCTGCACATTCTTTGTCAAGAATCGAAGGCTGAACTTTAAAATCAATGAACTCTATTTTTTCAACAGACTCATCTTTGTCCTCATTCAGACTTTTATCGAACTTATCAAATATAAATCCTTTGTAGTAATTTCGGATTCTTGTCCCATCTTCCGAGACATATCGCTCGATATACTCTCTGAAATAGTTCTTCAATTCTTCCTTAAAGACACGCATTGAAGACGTATACCCAACTTTTGCTTCCTCACAATATACCTTATAACGCTCCCATGCTGATTTCAAAGAAGTTCCGTCGTCGTTCTTGAACACAAAGTAAGAATCTTCGACGAAATTATAGAAATCATTTGATGCGCCCATCATCGTTGTTGGTACATAATCGTCATAATATCCAGGCGATTCTTCGTAAACCTTCAAACAATGATCTGCTATATGACCTAATTCGAATTTGATCTTCTCGGTCAACACAATATACTCTTTTCGACTTACTTTGTTTCCAGTTGGAGAAACATCAATAAGACGACGAATTAAACCAGACTTACCATCTGTAATACGAACAGGACGATTCGTTCCTAAGAACAAGAAACATTTAAATCTATTTGAATATGTAGATTTAAATTTTTCGTTTACCGTCATATATTCGTGAGAGACCAAACTATTAAGTCTAGTGTTATCCTCTATTCTAGACAAATCGCCATCATGTTGAATTGCAACCAATGGATTTGTTTTGAATGCTTCGAGAGCAAATGTGTTTGAAGAAGAACCCAATGCTTTTGCATCGAATACTGAATAATATCCTTCAAATAGTTGTTGAATAATGTTCAGAACTGTTGATTTACCAGTACCAGCTGCACCATACAAAACCATGAATTTCTGAATATTTCGAGAATCTCCTGAGACAATGGATCCAATTGCCCATTCAATTTTTCGTCTTTCTTCAGGTGCATAAAGCACATTCATTAATGTTTCGTAGCCATCAATAGAACCTTCTTCCAAAGGATACGGGAGTCGTTTGCTGGAATAATCTTTTTTATTCGTTGGACTATTTGAAAATATCAATTTTTCATCGAGCATGTGGAACGAATCTCTCATGTCTTTTTGACAGAATCGATGCCATTTGTCTATCATTCGAGTTTCGGCATCCTGTACGTGAAGGACTTGAACATGTCCATCCAGTCGAGATTCATTCTCTTTAGCATACTTGTCCAGTTCTTGATCAATTAGTTCAATAGCATCTTGTTCGTCGGTGGACCATAACCCTTTATCTTCGATCCAGATCGCGTAGAAATCACCACCTCGAATCATTAGATCGGAGCTTTTCATAATGTAGAATTTTGGATAGATTTCGATTGTTCCTTTTGACTTTCCAGGCCTCGTCGAAATTCTCAAAAAATCAAGCATCAGGTCACGTTCCTTTACCAATTTATTCGTTCATTAATATACCAGTACATTTGCATCCAGATGTTTACTGTACGCATGTCTCGTTTCGGATGAGCTACGGTGAACAATCCTCCTTCTCCATTAAACTCATACTTTCTTTTAAGAAAGATTTGAATACGGTTACGTACGTAGCTTTCGTCAAAGACAGAGTCATCCATAGTATTGATTTTAAGACTAGTCATCATATCCCAAAACCAAATATCAGTACGATTTCCATATCGAGAATCGAGCAAAATGGATTCCTCCATCCGGACTGCGATACCTATAATTGCTTCAAGAACACTGCAAGGACGATTTTGGAAATGTTTGTTCATTGAATTAGGATCCATGTTATAACCAAATTCATAACAATACCTTTCTCTCAAACTCAATCCATCAGCTTCTCGTGCCTCATCCAAATCTATTAAATATGTAAATGGAATATCATTGAGACATGCGAACAATTTATAGTAAGTTGGTCCTCCATATTCATCCGTAAAAACGAGTTCACACAGCCAATCATAATATTCGCTATACAAACTCTTTTTGTTCATTACGAGTCATAGCCTCCAGGCATCTTAATCACGTCACTAAACTTTCTGAAATCCTGTGTGATCTCATAATCGCACATCAATTCATCGTTACGTACGTGAACGGTGTTGGTCTCATATTCCCCGAAATGATTCTTATAGTCACTTCCGACATAGTGTTCTTCGTCATCAACAACGTTGTCGAAATCATCCGCAAGAACACCATCTGCATAATATATCAATGCAACCAGACTATAATCCATTTCCTCCCCAAGTTCTTCAGGAGTTATGATATAAGGCTTTGTTACATCATGACCGGGTTTCTCTTCATCTGGATGTTCATTGTATATCTGTCTCAGCTCTTCGTTCTCCTTTCTATCTTGAAGAATTTTAGGAGTCACTTCTTTTTCTTCGTTCGTAGACTCCTTGGAAGATTTCCAATATTTATCAGGAGATTGTTCAAGCTTATGCTTATAATAATCCATCAATTCGGGTTTGTTTTTATCGAGATAAGCTTTTACTTCATTCTCGATATGCTCAGGATTACTAATCTTGCGAGTTTTCCCCCAATCTTCCTTCAATTGTTCGATTTCATCTTCGTGAATCTTCTTTGTGATAAAGAAAGTCGCAGCGGCCCCAGTTAAGAGGCCGGCCACGAAACCCAATACTACTTTATAGTTCATTATGCAAACCTCCGATCAGCTCTAGGAACTGAATTTCCGAGCATATCAATAATGACCCCGTCAGGATCAAGATCCAACCAAATACAGGGTTCATATCCGTTCACGAAAGCTCTCTTAGTCTTGTCGGACAGATCAAAGATATGGAAATCAATCACATTCTTCTTCGTCTTGTCGTCCGGATTATAAAGCCAACCAACAACCTGGCCCCAAGATGTGCTAGGAAGACCAAGCATGTCGAGAACTTCGTTGTAGAAGACATGACCTTTTGTCCGAAGTCTAAGATTTAGTTGATCCTGAACACCGCAAAGATACATTTTGCTAAATTCGGGATTATCGTCCCATCCAGCACAACCGGGCTCATAGCAAATTGTATAAGCACCATGAGTGGTTGCTTCAGAAATCACCTTCTCAATCTTTTTGTTCTTACCGGTCTCAGGATCAGTGACTGTTTCTTTTATTTTTTCTGTTTTGACGCCATATGCAATATCATTGGCCGCTTCAGAACCGTATTTCTCCTCTACACGATCCTTGTATTCGTTGAATGCCTTGTTTACCAAAGCATACGCAGTGCTAATCGCAGCCGTTCTATTCTTTTGAATCGTGTGAGCACTAAGAATGCTTGTGATAGAAAGAGCCGCCAATCCAACAGAAGGACCATAAAGTTTGACCATGTTCAAAGCAGTTTTAGTATATACTTTGATCAAACCCTTCTGATCTTCTTTCTTAATATCAATACCGGTTTCCTCGGCATCTTTGTTCATCACTACAATCTCGTTCCGATGCTCTTCCAAACGTTCCGTATGATCTTCGATAACATCGTTCAATTTTGTAGTTGCTTTACAGGCCATCACAGTGCTTGTCACAATACCCGTTACACCAGCACCAATCAATATTTCTGGTGCATATTTCTTCAGATAAAGTCCTGCTCTACCAAGAACTTTCTTCGCCACATTTATAATGATTTCAGTATTCATTAGTCATTTCCTTTCTAAATATCAATCAAGTACGATCATTCTAGGCATACGAATGTAATAACCGCCCTCTAAAGCGTTTCGTACAACCTTTGCATTACGGATGTCTTTCCACCCATACTTATTGTCCGTGAAATCGCCAGTTACACCAGCCATTTCTTCCAAATCGGCAAAACTAACAGAACCATAAGTGCTTATGATTTCGTCCATTTTGATCAAAGTATCCTCAGCATCAGCTCTTGACGGAAATATCAAATCAGATGGACCTTTCTTAACGTTCAATGTCTGCTCTTTCGCCTCTTCAGATGCCCGTTTCGGAGGCTGATTCAAGGAAGAACTTGCAAAATATCCATTATACTGAGTTCCTCCATATGTGAAATTGGATCCAAAAGCGCTTGGACCTTTCTTTACATATGTTTGTCCTTTGTATAATAGCATATACAAAGCTTCCTGAACCGCGTCAAAGAAGGTCCGTTTGAGATAAGGGACAATTACTTCTTTTCCGACGTGTTCTTTCATTTTCTGAAAATCTTCCGGATTTATCAACTTTGACAACTTGCTGTCATTGTTCGTACGTACAATCGCCGAAGTTTTCGCTACCTGACCAACTTTTTTTGCAGACAAATTCGGTGTTTGCTTATTTTCTTCCATTATTTACTCCTCTATTTCTTCCATCCAAGCAAAGGATTTCGGATCGAAACCTGAAATATTAAACCAAATCCGAGCTTCATGTTCACTCATGGCATTTATGAAGACATGATGAATCACTTCGTTTCCATCTTGATCGATCGAATCAACATAGAATATTTTAAACCGTTTCATTCGTATTCTCCTCACTTTTATTGGATAAATATTTGCTACTTAATTCGATTCTAGCACTGGGAAGAAGACCTAAGGTTCCTTTCGCCTGATATGTGAAATTACGCATAGCTTCTTTTGCAGTTCTAGCCACAGTTGCTCCAGTATAATTTCCGATTCGAATTCCGAATCTCATTACTGGTCCGTTATAATTCCAGAGTGCCATAGCATCAAAAACGAAAGAGAAGATGCCATGTGGCATCCTCCCTTAGGTTCTCCTCCCTTCATACAATTTAGTTCTCAATAGTCACGTCAGCAGTTTCAGCGGCTTTACGTTCTGCTTCTGCATCTTTGACAGCTTTCTTCAACCGACGAGCATTCTGAATCTTGTTCTTGACAACAGCACCAAGCTTGTACGCGCCATATGCGGCGGCACCAAGCAATGCTGCACCAAGACCAATGATTGCAATGTTCTTGCCAGTTGAAGATTCGTTCTCAACCTCAGCAGTAGTGTCAACGTTTACCATTTCCATGTTCTCGTTTTCCATTTTAATAACTCCTTTGTATTTTAGTTTGAGGTGTATCCCTCATATAATAAACTGTTTTTTTCGCGAGGTCTTAGTCCATATAATTGGCTTTAGGAGGAACCCTATACTCAAGAACTAAGCACGGTTTCCCGTTCGTAGCCACTTGAGCGCTATAGTAAATATCAATGATACCTTTGTCTATGTTCCATCCTACTTCATCGCCAACTCCAGTGGGTCTAAGACCAAGTTCGTAATAGAAATCATTCAAAGATACGTATGTTTCGTATCGCATACGTCTTGCGAGTTCATTCACCGCCTTATTTATCTCGTCTGGATCCTTTGTGAAATATCTATCCGCCATATAATCGTAACACAACGTCTCGTCTTTACCAAGAACGATCACCTGCTGTTGCTCTACTGGATGATTTTCGACTCGTTCTTTAGCGATTTCGTTACGAATATCATTGGAACGTTCTTCCCCAAGGGCTTTTTCCGCTTTCTCAGAGAATTCTCGCATAGCGGTTTCAGAGAGTGTATAAGCAGTTGCCAATGCCGCATTACGTCTATTATTAGTCGCACTAGCTCCAATAATACAGGCGGCAGATGCTGTCACAGCAGTTGCTGTCGGAAGATAACATTTCCAACAAGTCTTGATTGTTTCACCAACCGTCAGTTTATCGACGTTAAGTTCTTCTTTCTTTTCTTCGATCTTCTTCAACGCTTCCGGAGTTGCTTTTACTGCAGTTACAGTAGCAGTTGCCATACCAACAACTCCCAACGCTGTCAATATTTCTGGGGTATGTTTCCTCAAAAATATCAATGAAGTTTTGATTGCGGATTGAATCCATTTAGTGTTCATTTTGTTGCTCCTTTCGTTCTTGTACGTCCTTTAAGTTCTTTAAGATTTCGTAAGCTAATTTACATTTAAATAGATTTTTTTCGATTATATCGGCCATCTTATAATCATCGACCGTTACATAGAATCGAAACACACCGTCCTCAAATTTTTGCTGAATATCAAACATTCTGTTCTTCTTTCATTAAAAAGATAAGAGGACCCGTTAGAGTCCCCTATCTTTTAATTTCTGTTCTATTTTCTCGTCAATTTCATCAGAATGTTGTTTTTCCTTCACCACGTCAGCTAATACCGAAGCTAACAATCCGATCGCGCTCAACGCAATTCCAATTACTTTAAGCATTTTATTACTCATAGAACCTCCTTTATGTTCTCATAATACAAGCTGAAAAATTCGCGAACCTAGATTTGAACTAACGGAGCATTTGCAAACTCTATTATTTCGCATTCCATGTCATCATCAATTTTTGTAAGAGTGTGACGAAAGTCTACCCAGCACATCTGAACCTCAGCGTAAGCCATAAATGACCAGCCAGTAACGGATCCTTCTTCTATCGGATCTAGTCCAAGAAAGCCGAGCCAATCATTGACGCTTGCTTCTCCAAACAGCGCCAGAACTCTGTTCAGATCATACTCTGCTTGTATAACAGCTTCTCTGGTTGATGTGAAATATTGATGCGAAAAGTCGTCATAGAATAGAACCTCATTATCTTGAATATCAATATCGTCCGTATACTTCTTAGAAACAATGTTCTTTAACGGAGTATCTTCTCCAAGAATTTTTCGTATCTCGTCTTTATAGTCTCCGAGAGATGCTGTCGCCATGGAAGCCGCTGCAGCCAATGCACTTGCTTTTCCGGCAAATTCCCTTGCAGATAATCCTGCAGATGCGACACATCCAAGAGCGGCAACAGCCGTTGGTATATATTCTTTTCCTACTACTTTCAACACCTCTTTTTTGGTGAGAGGTTCTCCTTTGTTCTCTTCAGCTTCTTTTTTCAACTGTTCTGCTTTTGGAGTAGCTTTAATTGCTGTATAAATCGAGCATACTAGACCAACAGCAACTCCGATAAAACCAAGAACAGCCGTTCGATTAAGTTTCATATTGTTCTCCTTTCAAAAAATGTAGGAGTCCCTGTTAGGACTCCTTTGTGACGAACTTTTTCAGTTTATCACGAGCATCGTTAAATTTCTCAACAGCTTTGTTCCTTATCTCTGGAATAGACAGAGCTGTCAACGCCAGTGTCATCACTGGTATTGCAACCTGAGTCAACCAGAGCCTACGTTCACGTGAAGTTTCGATTTGTCGATAAGTCATGATAGAACCTCCTTTATGTTCTCATAATATAAGCTGAAAATTTCGCGAATATCAAAAGGAAGAGCCTTTGCGGCTCAATCCTTCTTATGTTTCTTAATAATTTTGGAAATAATCCATGCAATAAACAATACACATACGATCACGTCTCCGAATAATACTATTCCGATCGCCCCTCCTCCTACGAGTACGACGATTGCAGCAATAGTAGCAGCGATAGCCATGAAAATAAGTAAAATAGTCAACAGCATATAATGTTTCCTCCTTTATTATTTCATATAGGAGAATGTTTTTTTCGCGAATATCAAAAGGAAGAGCCTTTGCGGCTCAATCCTTTGCATAAAGTTCGGTAACACAATTCCACCAAAATTTTACTCCCATTGCAACTTCGTCGAATGCTCGTGAAAAATACTCCTTAACTCCAATATTGGATTTTGATGCGAATACAGTAATTAGAAATCCAATAATTTCAACACCTATAGCCATCAAAATTCGTATCGGAAGAAAAATCGTAGAAATAATCACAACAATCGATACGCAAAGGGCTTTCAAAATTTTAGTCATAATAAAATCCTCCTTTATGATCTCATATAGGAGAATGTTTTTTTCGCGAATATAAAAAGAAAAGGATCTGTAAAAGATCCCTTTCTCGGATACTACTTAGATGGTTTCATATACTTGATGACATTCTTGAAAGTCGGAGATGATAACGATCCTGTTTCTTCGAAATTAAATCCCAGTATCGTTAATCCGGTAAATATCAATGCAGGAACAGCAACTTCAATACAAGTTTTTATGATACCCATTCTTCGTTCTTTTTTCTTTGAATCTTTTTCCGATTCAATTTCTTTTTCACGAAGTTTGAGCTCGTATAACTTTACGAAGCTCGACTGTGCCTGATCTCTGCTTTCCGAACCAACAAACTGTGCGTTCATTTCCGAACCAACAGATATCAATTCTTTCTCCAGAATTTCAGAAGATTGTTCAAACATACTAATTCTCCTTTCAGTATAGTATTCCTTAATAGACTATGTTTTTTTCGCGACATTTTCGGAAATTACCTTCCGGGATTTTTTGAAAAACTAAAAGGAAGAGCCTTTGCGGCTCAATCCTTTCCATAAAGTTTAACAACAGTATTACGATATTTTTTCAGTCCATATTTAAATCCTTCATATAGTATTATACATCCCTCTTTAAATCCAATATCGACTTTTTTGATAAATTTATCAAACAGAATTATACCTGTTCCCCAAATTATACCTATTAAAAATCGTACTGGAAGATAAATCGCATCCAAAGCTATAATAATAGTCTTTAAAACAGTTTCTAAAAATTTGATCATAACAAAATCCTCCTTTATGATCTCATATAGGAAGATGTTTTTTTCGCGAAGAATTCAAAAAATAAGAGGGGGTGTATCCCTCTTATAAACGTCCAGTTCGAATCCATTTCAAAGTTCGATCTAAGACTCGTAATTCAACTTCTCTGTAAAATCCGAGCCACTCCGACAATTCTTCTGTGTATTTAATGCCTCCGTATATTCCTCTTACGTAAGCATACAATACCATTAGAAATCTTGTCGGAGTGGACACGATCCAAAGAATGAAAGCGAATAAGAATCTCAAAGTAATACGCATTGTAGAATCCTCCCTTATGTTCTCATATAGGAGAATGTTTTTTTCGCGTTTACTTACGAATAGGAAGTTCTTTTACTTTATCCATAATTCGTTCGGCGGTTCCATTTCCACCGAGATCTTTATATGGTTGATACAAATAATGGTCTAGATTCTCATATTCGTCCGTACTGATCCATCCTCGTTCAATATAAACTGTTCCTTGACTCAATATTCGATCGTGTGCAAGCCCTTTGAGCATTCGTCGTATTGCACTATTCTTGTCTGATCGTTTACTAATAAATGTCCAGAAACCAGCAGAACCAAGTATCGAAACTGCAATGGTTAGAATGAATTGTAACCACTTTTCCATTTCCATTTTGAATGTCACCCCTTACCCATTTACATGCAAATTTCCGTCAGAACCACATACATATACAATGCCGATATGTAATGTATTATTACCATCAGACACATAAACAATTCCGTCTTGCATTTGATTATTCTTGTCCACAACATGTACTATTGACTGAACAGTCCAGTGTGCGTACAAAGTTATATCTCCTGTCAGATCAACAGTAGATGATTCGGTAATTAAAGTCCCTCCAGACAATTGCGTGAACCATCCATCAAATTTGTATCCATTTCGTACCGGAACGGGAAGTTCTCCATAAGTTTCTCCGTACGTAACCGTTTTGGTCGTTGTTGAAACTGTTCCACCGTTTGGATCGAATGTGACAGTATAGGACAACTTTTGCCATACAGCATAAAGTGTCATATTAGTTGTCATTTCAAATGTCTGACCAGGCTGATATGTTGCCCCAGAAGCATTCGATGTTCTAGCCCATCCAGCAAATTTGTATCCGTCTTTTGTTGGCTTTACAGTACTAATTGTTGCGATATAGCCGTTTTCTGAAATATCAATACTTTGGAGATTCGGTGCTCCGTTTCCGCCGTTCGCGTTGTATTCCAAGGTTAAGGTTTCTGTCTCGACTTGAAGATATGGGTCATAAAGTGCACAATAAGTAGTTTTGTCAAATCCACCAAACACCCATGCACAACTATCTGGAATTGACTGAGAAAAATAGATAGGATTAATATCATGTTCTCCGCCTCTCCAGTTTTCGCAATCTTCAACATATCGATTTGTATACGCGAAGTTTGTAGTAATCGAATTTGCTTTAGGACCGTAATACAGATTAGGGAAATACGAAACACCGCTTGTCCTTGCTCGAAAAGACATATTCAAGACATGATTGCGACATTTCAACAATGGAATGTTACCGCCACTACTCTTTTCGAAGAAATAGGACATTCGATATAAATAAACCTTATTGCTACTATTTGTTATACCAACTCGATTCGTTACGTCCGTAGGCGTCGTCATTCCAGGATCGGATATAGACTTTGCTTTATCAATAGCGTCGTCGACGCTGCTACATCGTACGTACCCGATGTAAGATTTCGGATAGAATTTTAATACAGCCATATTCTACCTCCTTAATCGGGAATAGTGGGTACGTAAATATAAATGTCACCTTCTGAAAGTCCGGTCATTGAGGACGGAGCTGTTTTTCCGACAACAATTGTTTTAACCTTTGATTCTAGCGCAAGCACTCGGTTCGTAAGGTTCGTGGCCACATTATCATCAAGAATCACCTGAAGATTATTATACCAGGTTTCGAACGATGTTTGTTCGTTAGTCATCCACTCGCTCCACTGAGCGTTCCACTGAGCTACGATTTCATCGATATCAGTAGACTTTAATACACCAGTCACGTAGGGACACTCTGTTGTGCCAACAGCATTCTCAATATTCGCCTGAGTAATGCTCGTAGCTCCGGGATCTACTGTGATATATGCAAGCGGATACTGATAAACTCCTCCAGTCTTTGTCATTGACGGCTTGGTAGGCTGAGAACTGGGAGTTCCTTTTTTCATCTTCAACTCGTTACGACGTACTGCGTTTGTCGTATTTACCTCAAGAATCACTGCATCAATTCTCTTAAGCAATACTTCTGCTGTGTCGACAGTTAAAGCAAAATTAGAATCATTGTAGCTCCAGGTTCCATTGAACCATGCTCTACCAGTTCCGACTGTAATACCCATTCCAGTAACAGCTTTTACTGCAAATTTCTCTCCAATAGAAAGATAGACGCCATCGTTAATGATACCGTCGAAAATTCGACTCATATCGACAGCGTCGTAAGATCTATCATTGTTAAGAGAATTGTAAAATCCAAAAGTTAAGCTCATAAATCCTCCTTTTATTCATCTTTAATTGCTTCGAAAGTCGGATAGAACTCTAAACCTTCGAGACTTTGAGAATGTATAAATTCTGTGACACGAGACGTTGATTCAAATCCAAATTCATTTGCTATCTGAACAATGTCTCCCATGTTGAAATCTTTGCCATAGATGTTAGTTCTTGTGACATCAACCGATCCTTCAAAGGCCCTTTCATCCACATACTCTTCAAGCTTTTCTGATCCTTTTGCTTTTAGAACTTCGTCATATTCGGCATCAGTTAGAGTTGCATCGGATGTCTTTTTGGACGTACCCTTTGCATCTACAAACAATTCTCTCCGGTCAAGACCGCTTGGAATAGTCACTGAATCAGGATCTGCTTCAATCGAAGTATATACCCGTTCACTTCCATCGCCTTCACCACCAACAAGAGCTATAGTCTTAAGCTTTTCTTTTGAAGCGTGGTAATTACTGTTAATCAGATTCTCGAAGTTCGGTGAAAAGACTACGTACGGATTGATCTCTTGATTGTACGAACGATCTACACCAGAATATAAAGAAAATACAAACTGATTGGACTCGTTCAGAATAATTTTAAATCCTATCTTCTTCTCGTCGCATAGAGTTTTGATGACATCATACAGATTATCACCAGCGAACTGAGTATCGATCGTCAAAGAAGTGATTGCTGTATCTGTGGACTCCTGAAAAATAAAGTTCGAGATCTTTCTTTGGGCTATAGAAGGATTGATAATTGCCTCTTCTAGAAGAGTTTTAATTCCATTTTGAAAATTTCCATTCAGTGCCTTATGACCCCAAACGACCCTTCGCTCCAAAATAGACTCAAGAGATCTTCCTGTTATTTTTATAGTAGACCCTTCCTCGATATCAGTGTCTATGTCAATATTTTCAACTATCATGGTATGTTCAGATTCTTTAATCCATAAATAATCATCTAAATCAACGGACGTTAGAATACTAGAATCCGCTGGAACACATATTTCAAAGTCCCCATAAGCGTTATATCGATCTGTCCAAATAAGCGACGTAAATGTATCTATTATATCGACAGCCTCAAATGTCGGCGTTAAAATTAATGGTTCCATTTTTATACACCCTCATACAAAATACGATTTTCGATATAGAATTGTAAATTCGTCAGACCTTCGTCAGCTACAAATGTAAAGACGTTATCACCTTTTTCCAATTGGAACCAGTCTGCATCCTTATTCAACGCGTTAAGAATATTGGTATAAACACCATCTCGAATAATATATGCCGACTTGGATCCTTTTACTGTCGTGATAATTATGTCGTCTCCGGTAATGATTCCGGTACTATTCGTAATAGTAGCAATCTTATTTGTATCGATTGTCATCTTCTGACGAAGCTCGGTATTGTGAATAGTTATGTTCTTTGCCGGTCCAAGAGCATGAATTCGTATGTATACACCGGTCATAGCATCACCAGTATACCATACTGTATTCTCACTCATGTTTTGGATCTCTCCAAGAACAATTTTCTTTTCAGTCAACGATTCATTGGAAAATGGGAACGTAAAAGAATGCTTTATTCCGTAGAAATCAGTTTTCTGCAAACTTCTATCTTTCCCAGCTTCATAGAAATATGGATCTGGACAGATTATAGAAATCTGAGCACTTTCTTCTTGACTAAATATCTCTGGTTCGTTCGATTCGACATAACCCGTCGTCTCTAGCCATCGATTGTCGGTTTTGACTATAATCGCGACTTCTCGTTTAATAGCAAAGAATTTATAAGATTTCTGACGAATATCTTCAATCATCTCTCCAGTCTCAGTCGAAACAAATCCGATTGTAAAAACAATGTTTCTACTTTCAAGTCGAGAAGAATTGAAGAAGGATCCATCATACGTTGCGACTTCCGTTGAGTTAATAGTTGCTTTTGCAGGGCCCAGTCCTGTGACATCTTTGATGAGGAAGCCAGAGACTTCCGGCCTCCTCAAATCAACGTCTATACTGTCCCCTCGGAAGTTAGTGAAAGTAAATCCATTTATCATACCATGGTAGCTCCTTTCAATGCAGAGAATTGGTTCTTGGTCTGACGATAGATTTCTATGCGACTAAGAGCCTTGGGGGAGTAATTATTTTGTACAAAATTGTAAGACGGACCACTCTTTGTGGATCCATTTTGATTTTCCGTTTCGACTGCTGTTTGCTTCTTTGTCCGAATAGCATTAACAGCCAATGCTCTATTTCTAGAGAACATCGAATCAAGCGTTGTGACCCCATTTTGCACATCCGACAAATCAAGAACTGGACGAATAACCGGATGATCAGACACTTTTCCCTCAATGGTATCTCGAACTGTCGACAAAGCATCGTCGAGACCCTGAGTTGCTTTTCGACCCATATTCCAAGACTCATCATAAACTTCTCCAGATTCATTTCGAAGCGTATTTACGAGACCCGCAATAATATATCGAGCGGTTTCTATGGTGGCCTTAGAAGGAGAGTTTACTTGAGCACCCTGTGCACAAGCTGAGACAGCTGCTTCACCCACTGCTTTAGCAGTATTTTTGACAGTTTCGATTTTATCGTCAATGCCCTTGACGAGACCATCACAGATATTTGTACCAATTCCCTTAGCTGCGTCGAAAATAGATTGACCGCCTTCTGATATAGCAGTTCCAGTTTTGCTAAGAAAATCTCCAACACCGGACGACATTGAGGAGAATACAGAACCGTTTTCAGAAAATACATCTGTTACTGCGCCGCTCATAAGATTGTTCAGCTTTTCTTTGATATCAGTACCAGCTGAGGTTAAATCCACAGCTGACTCTGCCCCAGAGGTTGCTTCTTCTCCGCCGAGAGTCAAAAGAGATTCTCCAAGCTCTTTAATCTTTGAAGAAAATTGCGTTATATTAGTGTAGTCAAAACCGGTCAGACTATCAGAGAAGGATTGGATTGTCTTGCCTAACGAAGTTAATTTTCCTTCGATCGGAGTAATATCAATGTCCATACCTTCTTTGAAACCGGCAAACGCTATTCCTATATTAGCGAGAGCATTCGCTATCGTAGAAGCTTTGCTGACTTGTGATCCATCGATTTCAGATATTGCAGCAGCAAATATTCTGAACTGTCTTCCAATTTGGCCTAAACCGGTAAGACCGTTTTCACCGAAGATCTTTTGCCAAGTCCCTCCAGTTTTAGGCAAGGATTTTGCCGAACTTGCAATACCGGCGATTACATCTCCAATAATCTTAGCAACACTTACTGGATCTCTTCCTGTAAGAGCGTCGTCATAAGCATCACACATTGCACCAAGATTACGGATAACATCGTCTAGATCATCGGTATAATCGCCAAGAGTCTGAGTCTCCCCAATAAAGTCAGTTATACTACCACCAGTTCGTCCAAGCTGTCCCGAACCAGATGTTATAGAACTAATAACGTCTCCGATAGCAGCGGCAACTGTCTTGGCCTTTGTTCCCTTATCCTTAAGAAAACCGAGTTCATCAGCCGTCTGTACCATATATTGGATGTTGCGAACTGCATCGCTTAGATTATCGGTGAATTTCGCAAGATCGGTTTCACCCATAATATCTTGCAGCCATCCGCCGCTAGCAGTAATATTGCTTGTAAATTGAGATAGATCTAATCCAAATAAACCCTTCTTATCGTCTCCATTACCAGCTATCCCTTCAGTTATAAGCTTAATAATATCAACAATGCCTTGAGCGGCTGTGAGACCAGAGGCAATATTGGTAAAGTTACTACCCAGTGACCCCATGTCTTTGGCAATATCCGGAAGTTTGGAACAGAGTTCTTTAAGATCGTCAAGGTTCTTTACATTTTTGGATTCTTTAGCAGCAGATACAATTCCAGCAATAGCAGTTGAAAGATTCGCAACTTTCTCCAGATTACCAGCCGATATAATACTAACCGAATCAGCAAACGCCTTCAAAGAAGACAAGAAATCTTCAGAAGAAAGATCCTTGAGCATGTTCTGAAGATTTATCATGTTATTCTTGTTCGGAGGATCCTTCAAACCATCAGAAAGACCTCTGACTGCAGCAGCAAAGTTGGTAATATTGGATTTCATATTCGGATCCATCTTACCACAAGCTTCGCCAAACGCAGCCATTTGTTCAAGAAGACCGCCAGTCTTCGTAATATCAGCAAGAACTTCAGTTACTTTGTCGGTTCCTCTTCCAGTGAAGAATTCGACTATCTGTCCAGCCCATCCGTCTCCTGCAGCTATCTTAAGAGCTGCTATACCGATGATTGCTTGGATAACTGCTGTGATGTTATCAGCTCCGACAGGTTGAATCTGAGCAGCAATATCCATGGCATCCTTAATGTTCTGAGCAACATCTTTGAATCCAGCAGTAAAGCTAACTACAGTTTGAATCATAGCAGAACCAATCGCGTCCGCTATCCCTACCAGGATGATCTTTAAGCCATCCATGAAAGCTTTCATATTGGCAAGATCTTCTTCGGTCATGCTCATAAGTCCGGAGACCCAACGAATCAATAGGGTCAAGCCCACCAACGCAATAACCAAAACGGTAAATATCCCAACGCCAGCAAGACCAGCGATTCCGAACGTTCCAGCAACACCCAAGAGTATGCAGGCAGCAGAGAGAGCCAGAACCATAGTAGAGATCGCAACTGCTGCTGTTATAGCACCTTCTACTTGTCCGGTGCTGGAAAGAAGAAGACCAAGCATTACGCCTAAACCACTAGCAAGGGCTCCAAGAATCGCTACTGATAGTATAGCTTCTGGAGCAATCTTCCCAGCAAATTGTAGCAGCAAACAAGCTCCTGTTATCGCACCAAGAAGAATAGATACTCCAATAACCAACGGAAGAACAGATTTGGGATCGGTCATTCCACTGAATTTTCCAACAACAGCAGTAAGACCTGCCGCAATAACTGCAAGAAGTCCAACCGTTATGGATATCTTCTTAATATTTTTGTTTCCAAAGGTTGCTTTTGAAAGCAATATCACACAGGCTGAAATTGCACCAAGAAGAATGGATACCGATAGAGCAAGTGTTATAGCGCCTCCTGGATTTTTAATATCGCTAAATGCAGCTATCATTCCACCCATTATGAATGCGACAGTCGTTAATATCATAATACTGTCAATAATTTTATCCAATGACTTATTTGCAAAAGTCGACTTAGATAGGACAACAACACATTGGCTTATTACGTATAACAACAGAGAAACGGATCCAGCAAGGACTATTGCTCCAATAGGATTCGGAATATCATTGAAAATACTCACAAGGGCACCCATTGCAAACGCAACCGCTGTGAATGCAGCCATGGTGGTGTAAAGTTTACCCATCATTTTCCAGGATCCGTTAAACTCGACCTTAGAAAGTATCGATAATGCCTTGGACAAAGTCAATAATAGAATGCCAACAGTACCTGCTACAGTGATAGCGCCGTTTATGTTCGGAATATCATTAAAAGCAGCTATAATCAAAGCAATTACAAAGGCTACAGCAGTCAATGCACCAAGACTTGCGAAAGCACTAACTTTTATCTTTTGAGTAAATTTGGTTATCGTGTTCAATACGACAGACATACTCAACATTACTGCTGATATACCGGCTAAACTAATAATTGCCTTTTTCCAATCTAACATTGTTATAAGAGCTACAGCAGCAAACATGGCCATCATCATAGTACCGACAACGAATATTTTAGCTGTACCGCCTTTATCAAGACTTCCAATACCTTTCATCATGATACCGAATGCTACGATAAAAGCTGATATCGCCAATGTCCCCTTGACAAGACGATCCGTATCTAATCCGCCCAAAATATAAAGAGCAGGAAGAAGAATATAGATTGATGCTGCCAAACTTATAAACGAAAGTCCTGCCAAAGCGGAATATTTTCCGGATAGTTTAGACAGTACCATAAAAGCAGAAAAAGCAAGAGCTACTAATCCAGCATTTTTAGCTCCTTGCTCGAAAACCGTTTCAGGAATATCAGCAAACTTCTTGATAGCTACATATGCTACATATAATGATGTCGCTAATCCAACAACGGCTAGACCGCCTTTTGCTGCGTTTTTAGCTCCACCTATCGATAGCGATAGCATAACGATTCCAAGAGCTATGGCTAAACCTTTGAATAGACGTATCTTTTCTTCAGAACCCTTTAAAGCAGAAGAATCAATTTTCTTGAAAACATCAACTAATTTCTGCATGACATATGCTATCCCAAGAAGGGTAGCAACAGCTCCCAATTTAATTCCTCTGGAAGCTCTCATTGCGAGTGCCATTGCAGTAATTAGACCGCCCATCATTATAATGGCTTTCATGTTTCCTTTTACGTCAAATCCTTGAATACCTTTCAGGGTATCTACGATCATCTTTAAGGCTAGCGCGATTCCAATAGCAGACGTAAATCCGCCAATACCAGTACCCTTGCTTGCTCTGGCCATGATTGTAGCCGCTGTGGTAAGCGCAACCATTAAAGCAGCAAACATGAGTATTTCAGGCCCCATGCTAGCAAAATCCATATCTTGGATCTTTTTAAGCGCCACAACTGTCATTAAAATTGCAGCACCCATTGCAGCCATTGAATATCCTATATTTTTAAAATCGATAGACTTAGAGAACAACGATATAAGAATACTGAATGTAGAAAGTGCTCCACCAAGAGCAAGAAGAACCAAAACGGACTCCCACAAACGATCTTGAGGTATTCTTGCTAATGTTGCCAAAGCAACCGATAACATAAGAACGCCGGTAGCTACATTCTTAAATGTTTCCCCCGGACTATCTTTTGTCATCTTTAATAACGTGTCAGAAATAAGCTTTGGTAAACCTGCTATTGTAGTTGCAAGAGAATTGATAAGTTTTGCCGGGCCGTTAAGAAGCGTTATGAACTTATCAATAAGTTTTCCAATTCCAACGAACATAGAACCAACAGCAAGCAGTCCTGCGAACACCGCTAAACTAGCCCAGTTCATGTTCTTGACTTTCTCTCCAATCCAAGCAATTGCATTGCCAGCGAGAATCTTCAGCTTTTCAAAACCACTAGATGCACTTTCGACGCTCGTATTGATGGAATTTCCGATCCCATTCCAGGAATTAACGATCCAATCCTTTACCGCGCTTACTTTTTCTCCAATTTTATCGAAGATTTCTCCGAATCCTTCAAAGGAAATATTAATTGCATTAAAAGAATCAATAACTTCTTTACCAACGGCCTTTACGGATTTAAAGAAATTTGTAAACGAGGAGAAGTCTAATTTTTTAAAACTGATTTTCGATAAAGCAGATGAAATTCCGTCGAATATTGGCTTAACGCCCTTCAAATTCTTGAATTTCTCCCAGTAACTGTCAATAACAGCAATTCCATTTTGAATTTCTGTTTTCACTGAAATTAGAAATTCTCGAATTGCTTCTCCGCCGAGAAGCTGTGCTCTTAAATTAGTTATTCCTTGACCTACATTCGAAAGGAAATCGAAGATACTTTGAGGAATTCCGTCAAAAGCATCCCCAATAAGATCGTCTTTAATAAACTTAAAGATCCCCGTAGCGAAATCTTTTACAATCCCGAGAATACTAAATGCGCCAGTAAAAATGTTGGAAAATTTTTCTTGATTAATGTCAAGATTAATGAAATCGGTCATTGACTTCGTCAGGTTTCGAACACTTTCCAAAGCATTCTTTAATTGTTTCGCCGTTATAGGCGGAAACACATTTTTAAAACCTTTCTTTACAGCATTTAATATCCCTAGAATAGAATCAAATGTATTGTAGAAACCTTCAACTAAGAATTTACGTCCGCTACCTGTTATTTCGCTGATTATACTTAGAATCTCAGTGTCACCAGATTCTACTTTTTTTACAAAATCATCCCATATAGGATTTCTACGTTTATTCTTAAAGGCTTTTTTCATATAATCATCATATGCCAAAACAGCTTGTTTGATGATTTTTTCGTCGGCCCAACCACTAGTTAAACTTTTAGCAAGACTTCCAGCATCCTTGATCATTTGATCCGTTAGGACTCCGTTAGCCTTTCCTACTTGTTCAAGAGTCTTTTCGAACTGATTTATATCGCCCCCAGCATCTGTTATGACTCTTCGAAGACGTTCCCAGTTCGTCACAGCAAAAGACTCTTCTAAAAATTCATTTCTCGCTTCTGCAGGCCCAGCAAAAATATCATAAAGATAATTTGCCATATCGGTCCATAGAACTTTCTGCTGTTCATAATTACCGAGAATATTCTCAAAACTATTCATCCAGCCAGTAGCAACCGCATCTTTTACGGAATCAATTACATCGTTAAAAGTCTTGGCTTCCTGTGCTGATCGAAAAGCTTTTAATCCAAATGCATCAACGCTATCCCCGAGTTCTTCAATCGCCTGCGATGCGGTAATACCGTGTTTTTCCGTATATTCATAAATCTGATTGACAGCTTCAGAATATCTTTTGAAGGCTTTCATCATTACTTCAGAAGTAGCCCAAGCATCGTCTGTTAAATGATTGGGAAGCTGACTTGTGCTGAATTCTTTAGAAGAAGCAGTTAATGACTTATACGCGTCATCTCCAATTTTTTCAAGAGTTCCTAATTCAATACCGGCTTCTATAAGATTTTTTCGAAACTCTAATGTATCCATGTTAGCATTCTGGATAGACATATAGTCTTGCTTTCGAAGCTGTCCAGAACCCATGGCCTGGGAAATTTGATACATAGCACGACTGGCTGTTTGAGCATTCTGACCAGACAAGGCTGCCCAGTTGGCGATACCCATCATTGCTTCGACAGAATCTTCAAGACTTTGACCAGATGCTGTGAACATACCAATGTTCTTTACCATATCCGTAAAGTTATAGCTGGTTTCATCAGTAAACCAATTCAGTCTTTCTAACTGTTTGGTTACCTCATCCATGTTATAACCTTGAGATATCAATGTTGCAACTGCAGTGGTTTTCTCAGCATACTTATCCCAGCCAGATGCAATATTATCGACGCTAAGAGATTTTATCAGATTCTTTCCGGTTGTGATTGCTTGATCGCTAATTCTCTTGAGAGCTGTGTAACCAGCTATCTGCAAAGCACTAAATTTTACTGTGACTTGCTGAACAGCCTGACCTAAAATACCCGGATTAACTTTTTCAATCTCTCGGTTTAACTGACGCATGCTCTTCGAAGCATCATCCATTTTAAAAGCATGTTTAAGTTTATCAAGAGTTGACATGCTAGTTTTGACATTTTTCTCAAAATTACTATTGTCAAATTGCATTTCGACAACTCTTGAATCGACGGTCTTACTCATACTCTAATAACCTCCTCCCATGCTTTTTTAACCATATCATCAAATAGAGGCTGAACCGCAGGATTGATGTAATCTCTCCCCTCGACCCATCCTCCATTACGAGTTGCATGTCCGTATTGTAATATCACAGCGATATTAACATATTTATTAATATTATCGTTGACAAAAATAATAGAAGATGAATTTGGACCAGTCTCTATCTCATACCGCCAAGAGTCGGCAGTACGTCCTGTATCTTTAGGAGTAGCTGCCGCCAAAGCCTCTACTCCTTGTTTTCCATACTTATCAAGAATCTGAAGATACTTTTTCTGCGTTAATCGTTTAAAATATCGTTCAGCTCTTTTATAATCGCCTTTAATCTTGAATGTTATCACCGATTATCACCCCCGCGATCCAGTTTTCTTTCTACGAGCAGCGTTAATCGCCGCATTCTGTTTCATAATATCACGCTGAGACATCTTCTTAGCGGGTCCATTCTTTATTTCGCAAACCTGTATCAGCGTTAAAAGACGATTTAAATGCCACTTTTGACATTCACCAAAGGGTATATTAAGAGAGACCATCCAATAATATATAAGTTCACTCGTAATAATCTCCCTAGAACCATGTTTCTTTTGATCGTTGAAAGTTGTAGCAGTCATCGGGTTCGCGATATACTCATTAACAACTTCCAAATCTTTATTCGTTAAGAATCGATATAGATACTCTGGAACATTCTGTGTAATTGTCATGCATTTTATGTAGTCCAGAGTTTCTTCATATGTTTTTTCTTCTCTTCCAAGAAAGGCTTTGTGCCATTTGGATTCCCATTTTGAAATTGAGACCAGAGAGTGCTCCAGAACAATTTCATGATCACGATTCTGTCCAATGAAACACTCGTTATTCTCATCCCACATCTCGACTTCATGGATTGTCAAACGAAGCATTCTCTGATCTCCTCTCTTCTAGATTACTGAACCGAAGTAAGATTTACCGGTCGGCTAATTTCTTTACCGTCTACGTTAGGCATAATCCCATTTACAAATGCCGCGGCCTTGTCCGCATCAGTGATGAGTTCCATGAAAATCTCGGAATATGCTTCAGTCTGTTCGAAAGCATCATAAAGTTCTTCGCTCTTGATGAATCGACGACCATCTGCACTCTTGACACCGTAAGACTTCTTGATAAGTTCACGGAACAACTTAATCAGTTCGGGAGCATTCTTGGAATCGGTAACGGCCTTGATTCGGCCGGTCAAACCGCCAGGAATGCTGAGTTCCCACTCCATAAGTTCGGCCTTAGTGAGATTGAAACGGAATTCTTCGGTGTATTCAACACCATTGTAGTCTGTAGTAGTAATAGTCTTTGTAATCATAATTGTCTCCTTTCAATAATTAAAAATATTTATTCCCCAGCTTGTCCTGGTGTTGATTCGATCAACTCAAATGGTGCAATGAACAAGCTATTATCCACATTTATTAGATTAAGACTCGAATAAGAATAGTTTCCATCATCATACATGATAGGCGTGAAACCATACAGTTTAGTTATTAACCCAGCTGAAGCTTTTAAAGAACCGTATACAGAAGCGACAATAATCTTATCGGTTAGATCCATAATAGCAGAGCTTTCCTTCAGATTAGATGCTCTCATTGGTGTTCCGATAATTAATGGATTAGATTGCATCACTTTGTTCATATCAGCATTTGATAGTAAATATATATCTGAAAAACTACATCCATCAAACGGCACAATTGCAGCTATATTAACAGGTTTTTCCGTTTCTAAAATTCTAACTCCGAAAGGATTTTTAAAATCGTATAGCGGAATAATTATAGGGCGTCGTGCATATAGCTCAACTGAATCTTTTAGACTCGATATACCGATATTAAATACTTTTTTTTTCGCAATGGCCAAGTTCCAGTTTAGTGGGTTGCTTGTTCCGCCAGCTTCTATAATTTCTTCACCTTTCATTTTGAATTTCCAAAAGAGGGGCCCGCGCTAACAGACCCCTCGCTCCTTTCTTTCGATTTAGGACTTGGGATTCTCAGTAATAATAGCAATTACTTCGTCGGGCATAAGGATCTTAGGATCCGTTGCAGCGGCCTCTTCGCCATTCTTACCATACAGAGCATCCTCGATAGCAGTCAGAGCTGCTTCGCTGATCTTGGTAGTGTCGATTACCAGACAGGAAGTAGGCTTATGATTAGTTACGTTAACGGGAGTAGAGTTTACTTCCCAAGAGAACGTAATGGCATCAGGAGAGTCGTTAATAGTCTGATAGTTCTTCTCGGAAGGAGAGCACTTACAGCCATAAATGATGTGAATCTTATCACCATGTTCGTTACCATCGGTATCATTACCGACCTTAGTGCGATAGCAGAAGCCAAAACCCTTACGAGTCTGCTGACCAATAGTCACACCATCGGCAACGTTAGCAGAACCGTCGCACTCTGCGAATTCATCGGGGTACATATAAGCTTCGATAGTACCACCGAAAGTTTCTGCAGACTGCATGCTCAAATACTTAATGTTATCAGCATAAAGGTCAGTGTTCTCGGCACCAGAAGGACTTTCCGTGAAAGCGGTCAGACCATTCCAGGCAACACCCTTCTGGTACTGACCATTAGTAATAGGATACAGTACGCCCTTCTCAATACCAGTTTCATAGAGCCTTTCGCCGCTCTTATCCCATTCGAGACGTTTAGTTACAACAGCCATGAATTATTCCTCCTAAAAATATAATACAAATATGTCATGATTAAGATTGTCCGCAGTATAGTGTCTATCAAATCGACACATAGGAAGTTTTGAAATATCTTCAACAAACTTACTATCCGGATTCTTATCAACAACTATAATCTGATACTCGTGAGTTCTAACATACGGAAGATTATCAGCATTAATTTTGTCAATGTCGCTCCGACGATAGATAATACACGGATACTTGAGACGAACACTTTCTGTTGGTTGGTAGTAAACATTGCGAGAACCAAGAATCTTGCACAAAATTTCGTGAAGCTCAAGACGATTGTTCATTCCAAACACCCCCAAGAGAAAGCTTAAGTCTCGGATACTGAATATCAATGCTGTTCACTTTCCACTTTACACCCATATAAGTTGCATACTTAATGTTTGCGTAGTTACAGCATAGAAACGGATCTCCGACGACAGAAAGTTCATTTGAAATATTCAGATCGTCGTTAAGATTCTCCGAATTCTGCCACTTCATGAAGTTCCGAATCACTTCTCCTCGATAGATTTTTTCTACGATTAGATCAGTCCAAACTCCAGGGGTGGTTTCTTCTGGCATTGCGAAACCTATCGCGCCGCAATATTTAGCCATTTTGATTTTTACGCGTCAGCGTAATCGGAGCTCTTGACTACCTTTGCACTAAGTGCATCAGAAGCGCCGAGAGCAATACAAACGAGCTTACAGCCTGCAGATGCACCTGCAACAAGAGTCACAGGAACATACTGAGTGGTAGAATCCTTAACAATAACACCGTTCAGGAAAAGATCTTCCAAAAGCTTACCGTTGATCGTATCAGTACCGACAACAGCTACATTGCCAGAGTTCAGACCAATAACATACTTAGCAACAAACTTGTCCTCGGCTCGATTAAATACAAGAGGGACATTCTTCTTAAGAACATTAGCCATATCTAATTACCTCCTAATACTTTTCTTTTACGCCTGAGCCATCTCGATAGCAATGGCGCTATAAGGCTTATTAAGAGAACCAGAGCAACGAGTCTCGATCAGATACTTCTGCTGGTTGTAATCGATATCGAAATCGTCGAACATGTTCACTTCGCCACCCTTATCGGCGCCAAAGGTATAGTCCTTCATGTTAACGATAATAGCAACCAGAGTACCACCAAGCTTACCAGTGAGATTCTCCATCACGGGAACAGTTACGATACGAGATACACGCAGTTTCCGAGCCAGCTTCTCTTCGGATTCATAGAGGTCACGACCAGTGGTATCCGTCATGAGCAGCATGTTAGTCAGCATGTCTTCAGTAGTGAACATGATGGGGCTGCCGGAACCCTTATAGTCCTTACGAGCCTTAATCGCGGCACGAATGACCAGCTTAGCCTTATCATCGTCAGTAGCATTAGCGCTATAAGTAACCTTGGTCTTAATAGTGTACAGATCCTCATCATTATAGATAGGACGGATGCACTGAGTGTTAATATGATCGTCATCAGAGGTGCTACGACCATCACCAACCAGAGCCGCACGAGCAATTTCTTCATCCAGCATCATACGCATTTCGGTTTTCAGCATAGCGGCAACGTTGAAATCAGTAATATCAAGCATGTCATCCCGATCCATCTTCTGCTTCTTATAGATGGTCGTAGGACTGGTCGTACGCTTCAAAAGAGTGAAGACTTCTTCCTTCTTCATGTTGCCCTTAATATAACCCTTAGCGCGAGCTTCATCTTCGGTAATGTTTGCATAGATGGACTTAATGCGGGAGAACGCAGTGTGAGTAGCACCATTCATGACAACGCTCACCCAGTCCATATTCCGAGAAATAAAATCAATGTTGTTGGAAGTGGTGCGAGCATCGGGGAAGAGATATTCCACGTTCTCAATACCATGAGCCAGAGAGCTCTCCTTCAGGGAGCCATACTTCTTAATGTCGTTAAAGACGGCCACGACATCACTATGCTGGATCACATCTTCCTGCTGCTGTTCATTGTTATTGTCAAATACATTGTGCTTCACTACGGTTTCCTCCTCATCATTTTTAGATTCATTTTGATTTTTTCCTTCTTCGAGCGCTTTTGCAACAAGAGCCCAGAGAACTTTCTGCTGCTCCTCTGTCATGCTATCAATAACATCACCAACAGTACGCTCTTTCTTTTCTTCAGACATATCGGCCTTTTCCTCCATATTTTCTTCTTTATCTGCATGCTCGAGTTCTATCTCGACCGGCATACCAGTATAAATTTGTCCTTCAAATTCAGCATCATCAGCATGGGCCATAACATCATCGATGTAGGCTCCAGGATTAGCTCCAGCAAGGACTAGACTAACTTCTCTAATATTACCGTGAATAACATTAGATCCGTTCTGACGAAGCTGATTGGCCCAAATGGACAAATATTCAACATCGCCATGTTTTACAAGAGACTTCGCGGTCTGGCCATTCTCGGTGTCGTTAAATTTGCCATAAACACGAACACCGTCGCCCATATTCTTTAGAATGCCGTGACCAAGAACATCGTTTACAGAATTATGCTGATGGTTCCATACGATGGGAACTACAGCACCATCGTTTTCCTTGAAAGCATCATGCATAATGACTCGACCATCACTACACTTAAGATTTGCTCGTGTAGCCCAGCCGGCGAAATCATATTCCTTAGCCATTATTATCTTTCACCTCTTCTTTATTTTCGTTTACAATGTCCACAGTCTCGGTATCCTTAGGTTTGGACAAATTCTTATTCCGAAGTTCATCGGCTTCTGGATCAGTAGAAGGTTTAAGACCAATAACCTGACGAATTTCGTTAGATGTCATAATCTCGTTTCTTGTGAATTTGTCGGCCATTTCAGCCAACTGAGATGTGGGTGTAAGTTTAAACGGATCTACGAAGTAACGAATTGCTTGGCCCTGTGTTCTAGCAGTTTTAGTCAGGAATTTTCGTTCCAATTCATCTGTTATTGCGGATATCACAGGTTCTATAGTTCTAGACATATAGTTCAAGCTTACATTTTCTTCGGCAGTTCCATCCAACAAGCTCTGAGTGATACCTAACTGGCTATATAGCATACTCGTTAAATATTCAATCTGATTCATTAGATTATTGTTTACCGAACGATTAAGCTGAGTTATACGTTCTGTACCATCAGTATAAGCAATACCATACTTCGATCCAGCGAGTTGGTCTTCGATTTGAGCTCTTCTCTTTTCAGCCTGTTCTCGCTTTAGATCTGTTTTTATGACATAGGGAAGCTGAATTATCAAGTCAAGTTTTCCAGCTCCACTCTGCTCATCGATCACATCCAGAAGATTGAGTTTTCTAATCAATCTCTGGAGAGTTGAATTTGGTTCGTTCATGACAGCATAAAGTGGGTTTTCGATAATTCCGACAACTTTCTTCGGATATATAACATTTTCTCTTTTACCTGTCATTTCGTTATAAACTGAGACTTTAACGTGTTGAGGATACCATTCGATTATCCTTCCAGTTCGAAGATTCCAAATATCATAGGAATTAGTCTTTCTTGGATCAAAACTAGTCTCGATTGGACAAATAGCTACAGCGCCTTCATCAAACATCGACATCACGACATCCTGTATGAAAGATCTAGCTGTTTGATCGATGTTTGGTTCACAAGTCAAACAATAATTCAAAGGAGAATCGATGTCTTCTTTGTAACGATCATTTTGATCTAATCGAACATGTTTAATGTCGATTGCTGCTACATCCATACCTATGCGATTGAATATAGCGGTCACAATTGATCGCTCATTTCCTTTAGTCAAACGAATTCTGTCGGAACGATATGTTGATCCAAATGTGTAACCACCAAGATCTTTCAGATATTCGTCTTTACCGGAGAATACATTCCACGCACGCTTAAGTCTTTCAGAAAGACTATCCGCCATGTAAAAGCCTCCTTATTTTTTCTTATGCTTGGATCTTTCTTCAGCCCAATCTTTATAAACTTCGTGATCGTACCAATCATATGGCTTCGTAAGATCGAACAGTTGTTGAACGTCATCGTCATATGACAATTTAAGATCTTCGAGTATTATGTCTCTTGCTTTTTCTCTATATTCCTTCCGAATTTTAGAAACATTATCCCAATAGTTATTTTCTTTCTCTATCTTACGTCGTTCTTTCTCTAATTTTCTTTGCTCTTTCTGCACTTTTCTATATTCTCGTTCCGCTGGAATCGATATTCTAAGATCATTAGAGAAACGATCTCTACTAAGAGATAATTGACGATCCCACAGACTTTTTTCTTTTTTTTCATAATCTGATATGCCATATTTATTGCTATATTCATCTATTGAAGCCTGTTCTTCTCTTTTAAGACGATCCAATCTCGGCTTTGCTCGCTCATGAACATCAAGCAAGAAACGATTCGGATTATTCTTGTACATTTTCATTGTACCATATCCATAATGTGCACGTCCAGCAGGAGTCAAAGAACCGTCTTCATTCTGCCATCGACGTACATACCACTTTTGACCTTTAACTCCATGATGATAAAGCTCATTCGTCATGTCATCACCCCACTTACTTAAATAATTCTCGATTTAACTTAAATGCCACGAAGGCATCCATCATTGCGGCAACTGCATCAATCTTCTGTTCATAACGTTTTTTATAAAGTTTACGATTTCCGTTCGTATCTTGTAAGGCTATGCAATTTCCCATAGCATAAGTCATCAGCTCTTGATCAAATATCAACATTCTTTCTTCAGCTAAATTCTTTAACTCCCCAAGCGGAACTGATTCTGTTTTAGATCCCTGTATTACTTTTTCTATACCATAAGGACCATTTTCGCTAGACCATTTTTCGATAAATTCTTTGGCGTTATATGGATCGTATCCGACACAACTCACATCATAATTCTGCTGAGTAATAAAATTATCAAGTTCTTCGTATACGTCGAGCATCTCAAGAACTGCGCCTTCCATAACGACAAGACTATCTTCATCGATGAATTCCTGGTATTTCAATCGGCCAGCTGTCGGAAGCTTATTAAATGTAAACCGAGTAATATAACAACGAGTCTTAACACCGAAACTTCCATCCGGAAGAGGAAACAGAAATGTGAATGCACAGAAGTCGTCACCTTGAGATAAGTCGCATCCCATAGAACATGGCATGCCATTAAAATTCTGATGACGATGGCGAATGGTTTCTTCATAAGTAAAGAAATACGTAAAACCTTCACATGGAATCCCAAATCTTTTAGCTAGAATATCATTTCTGCTAGCAGGAGCTTTTTCCGCTCTCTCCACGTCCAACTGATAGGTTTCATAAGTAACAGTTTTTCCTATATTGGGGTTACATTTCGGCCACATTGCAGGATTGGATACTTCCGAAATATCATCAAGCTTATAGTAAAAAATTGAAACATGAGGATTAATATATTCCCCTTTCAAAATTTTCATAAGCTCTAGTTTGATAGTATCTCCTGGACCATTTCGAACAGTACCTTCGGATGATGTAGCTATAATAATGTAGTCATCAACTTTGCTCGCGCCCTGCTCGATAGCACCAATAACATCCTCACGAATATCACACGAAAGCCATTCGTCCAGCGAGGATACTTTAACACGAAGTCCCTGAAGCTTGTCAATACTCATTGGTTTTATTTCAAGGATTGAATTGGTTAAGGAATTCTCGATACCTTTCTTGCTAGAAAATAGTTTTGGCCTAATGGCTTTGTTTCTCGTGGATTGAGCAGATCCTTCAGTCAAAAGCTGAAACAAAGGTCCTTTTGCTCTTGTAATTGCGGTTCGAAATGGGGAAAGAACTTCGTCCGCTTGATGCATGGTAGGTGCTGTTGTTATCTGATTCGTGGTACTCGCATCCAATATCAATTCATATGCTTGAACGCACGTATCATATAATGATTTGGCTGCTCCTCGACCAACTATAAGAAACTGTTTGTGAATCAATCGTTTCTTTTTTGGTTTTCGCACAAACCGACCTGGAACACCATCTCCTCCGGGAATATAAACTTTTCGATATTCGTAATAGTACCATCCAAACAGCTGCTCTCCCCATAATTTAAAGCTATCCAAAAGCTTTAAATCTCCTCCATCGACGAGAGTTAGTTCTCCTTCACAAAATTCGACCCATCCTTCTACAACGGAAGGATCATAGTAAACTCCGGGATTCGCTATAAGATCATCGATTCGACACATCTCCATAGCAATCTCTCGGTTTACTGGTATCTCTCCTCTGAGAACCGATTCTCTGAATTCCCCGTAATATTTAGGAACTGCTGTGTTAGAAAGAGCCATAATTACGACACTCCATTATTTCTTCTTTTTCTTTTTAGCAACGACCGTAGGACCATTTGAAACTTTTATTTCAGGCTGTTTTTTGTCTTTAGGACTCATATATTTGGGAATATTCCTTTGAATCCATCGATTTTGGGCAATCTCAGCCTTAAGACGTTCTTCTTCTGACTGTTTTCTCAAACGGTCTAGTTTAGAAACGGGTTTTCGCAACTTCTCAGAAATTTTATTAGTCGCATCTGTGGCAGCTTTCTTTTGTTGTTCAGTCTTAAGACCCAGTTTAGTTTTAGCATAATCCATAGTTTTGTCGACAAGTAGTTCGCCAAGTTTCTGAGCACCGTAAGTTCCAAGTTTATTGATTAACTCATTTCGACTCTTGTCCACGAATTTCCTAGCAGCGCTTTTATCTTCTTCGACCAGTTTTGAAACAGCTTCTTTATACTGAGACTCAAGTCGATAACGATTCAAAAAGTCGTTAATCTCTTGGTCACTCATTTCGCTAACAGGTTTATAAGTTTTTTTCTCTTCTTTTGCGTTTCGAGACGTTGACGTCTTCTTAGAAGTTTTCTTTCTAAAAATTCCCCATCTACTTTTGTCTCTAGCTGGTCCTACTCCATACCGTTCTCGACCAGCAGGAGTTAGAGATCCGTCTAAATTCTGAAAACGTCTGATACCGTGCTTCTGTCCATCTATACCATGATGGTAAAGTTCATTAGTCATTTTGAATTTTCCTCCTTTCCTCTCGGAGTATTTATTCAATAGATCTGTAAAGATCTTATTTTCGATTTTTATACGGCTACTTTCCATATAGGATAACTGTCCCCTTGCATAATGTGAAAACATTTGTCCATGAGAACCTCCTATTTCTTATCTGCTACTACTTGAATTCTCCAAGTTAACTCTTTAAGTTCCTCTTGAATCATTGTGACCAAAAATCCATTTGATGGAGGATCGAACTTTAATTGAACATCCTTCTCAACATATGATTTGATCAGATTTAGTCGCTTATCATCTCCGACAAGATCCGCCCACGTTTCAGAAGTTCCCGTGATAGCAAATCCTTCGTCTGGTCCAACTCCAAGCTGCCATAATTTAGAAATAGCCGAATTAATGTCGGACACTAGTTCTCGATCATAAGCGTAGTTATCATCCTCAATGTTTCGAAGAGCCTTAATGTCCGATAGAATGCTATTTTCCATAATTACTCCTCGCTAAGTTTAATATAGTGACCTTGACAAAAGCCCGTGATTCCGTAAGGAAGACAGATCTCAATAAAGAAATCGTCTGTCGTTCCATATAGGATCTCAATCTCAGAGCCAACAGGTATGGTTGCTAAAATATCTGAGTTTTTGTCTCTATCCGAATAAATAGGAACGCCATCAACGGGGCCTCTTTTTATATAGCCATGTCTGCTCATTTTATCTCCTAATATTTTTCCACGGGCATGTATCGCCTGAATATCTAACGATTGGATCTCTAGGAAGCATCTCTATGTTTCCATAATGTATTGCTCGATGAGTGTTCTCCGTAGTCGTTATGGTATTGTTAGGATCCATAAGCACACTAGGATCTTTTAGAAAAGCATCGATATCAATTGGATTAAGATGATGAATTCTAAGAATCCTTCCTTCTAGAATAGGATGATCTTCGCAACCTAAATCACATGCATTATCTCGACGTGCTATGTATTTACGAAAATCAAGCCATTCCTTACTTTTCAGAAACTTTTGATAGACCCAACGATCGACTCCGAAAGAAATGGATCCAACCGCTTGTGACAATTTACAATAATTGTACCGTTCATCAAAAGTTTCAAACTGTATTAGTTCCTTATAACTCTTCCGTATCATCGTCCACTGCTCCAGTATATCTACGAATAGCGTCCAAAGCTTTCATATAGGTCTCGTCAGAGGACCTAGTCGCTCTGATCGATTCGATTTTTGCTTCAATAAGCTCAATCTGTTTCTCCAAAAGTTTTCGTTTAGCTTGCTCTACTGGTGAACTAATTTGTAGATAATGAGTTATGATCTGAGAAGAGGCGGTTCCGTCTAAAAGTTTCTGCTCAGCCAGAGCAACAGCCGCCTCTGCCAATTGGTTTTCTCTACCTTGTGGCGTAGTAGCTGGTCGTCTCTTTTTCGCAGCCATTAGGAACGCCTCCTCTCTTTAGATTCATTTTGAATTATTGAGCTTGTATACTTCGGATTCGATAAGAGCATCGACACTGTCAATGTCCATCGTAATTCCTTTCTTCTTAAGAAATTCCAACACATATTCTTTCTTAACTTCACCCATTCCGCTCTCATTGTAAATCTGTTCTGCTGCGTTTACAGCAATCCGAACCCATTTACTAATTTCATTGAACTTTTCTTCTCCAACTTTACTCTTAACAAATGGAATAAGAAAAATTCCGATGATTGCGAAAACCATACTGACAAGTGCTATCACAATAGGTGTAATGTCTGTCATTCTGCATCTCCTTCCTGTTCAGTAGAACACATAGAAATTTTTTCTTTCATACCATACTTTGCAAGATTCTCTGCTCTTGCTTTCCATTCGTAGAATCCTACGACAATTCCCGCAAGACCAGTTACAACTCCTGCCAACCCAGCCGCATCAGATCTATCCAAAAGAATCCATGCGACGACAATTGTAACTAAAAGAATCCCACACACAATGAGTGTTCCGAATAGAACTTTTTTTGTAGTGCTCAATTTTTTCATTCTATCCATTTTCCTCCCAATGCTTCGATAGTTCTCTTACCAGCAATACCGTCCCATTCCTTGTGATCCGAGAAGACTGTCTTCTGAAATTTAATTACGGTCGCTTTAGTCTTGCTTCGATAATTTCCATTGTTAATATCAAGATTATCGAATCCTTTCTTGGCAAGAAGTTTTTTAAGTTCTTTAACTTCCGTTTTGTAAGGAGAACCGTATTTCAAGTTGTGAGAAAATTCGAATTCGCTAGTACCAGGCTTCGACGGATTAACAGGTTTGATAGAATCGGTTTTAAGACCGGGATAAAGACCCATCTTATGCCAATATCTTTTATTATACTTTTCTTTTACAACTCCGTAAGCTCGTCCTTTAGCGTGGTACTGGTAGCCGTTGTAATAGACACCAACATGTGTCTCATCGTTTGGGTTAGAGGGATTTACTCTAAACAAGAGTGTAAAATTTTCAAGTTTGTCCGTTCTTGTACATTTACTCCATAGCGTATCACAATCCCCTCGTCTAGTTCTAAGTCCAGACGATATCAAAGCTTTTGAAATGTAACCGGAACAATCGAAACCGTATACTTCAGTAGCACCTTTTTCGAAAAGAGCTTCTACAAACTTAATTGCATTGTTCCGATTAATCCCAGGCGCTTCTTTTTTGTTGATTACAGCAATATAATTTGCTTTTGTCATCTTAGTTTCGGTTCCACCCCATATGTAAGGCTGCCCAACAAACTTTTCGATGTAACTTATGAACCGGTTCTGAACAATTGTCATTATCAATCCACCTACTTTCATGAGGTTTCCTCCGTGTAATTACCAGACTGAGTAGACTTTAGGGGTCTTTTCGAAAGGATAGGACGGCTTGTTTACTGAAAGGAGAACTTTGGAAGAGAACAAACGAGAATTTCAAAGACCCCTAAAGTCTACTCAGTCTGGGGAATATCAAACAACCCTCCAAAAATCCCTCTGCGGGGTTTTTTC